ATTTTTTGTATTATCTTGATAAGCTATATCTATTTTTTTGAGATTATCAGTATAATCGTCAACTCGGTCTTCCATAACATCAGCAGTATCAGTAAAATCTTTTTGAAGATTTTTAAAATATTGTAAGTTATATGCTGCTGTTGCATCTTTATGAGCTGTAGCTAAATGTTCAAGAGTTTTAATTAATGATCTTGACGTCCCGTCTCTTTTATTTTCAAGTGCAATTATATCTTTATATTGTATTTTAAGCGCGGACATAAAAACGTCCATATTTTTACGGGCTGCGGTTGCTTTAGTATCAGCATTCATTACACCAACAGCTTTTCCAAAAGAATTGACAACATTTATTAAAAGTGAAATTTCTTTGACTACAAATCCAGCAGCTTTTATTATAAATTTAAAAGCCTCTAATAATGGCGTAGCATCTTTTGAAGTTGAGATTAAAGTCTGTCCAAGTTCTGTAAGGACTGGCAAAACTTCATTTCCAAGAGATACTTTAATATCAGCCCATAGATTTTCTAATTTGCGCCAAGTATACGCCGCGCTGGTTGTCGATCGTTCGACGTCACCAATGGCATTGACTGATTGAGCCATTATTATATTGTATGTTGCCTGCGCTTTTTCGGCCTGTGTTAAGGCGTCCCAGGTTGTACCAAGTGACCGGGCATAGGCTCGCAGTTGATCATCAGTGACCTTGAGGTCAAGTGCTTGAAGTGCTTCACGTTCGCCTAGCATCGCCTTGGTCAAAATCTTTGTTGCTTCAGCAGCTCCACCGGCGTAGTTATTCATCGATGTTAAGTCGCTACCAAGTTGAGCAATCTTTTCAGACATCCCTAACGCGGCATCTTGTGTATAACCAAGACCTTGTAACAGGTTACCGGTACCTGATAGCAATTCCATCGCTGCTTGACTGGAAAAGTTAAACTCTTCCTGAAGAGATTTCGCGGCCTTTTGTGCATCATCTTGAATTTTAGAAAATACAACACCGAATTTCTGAGAGGTTTCCTGAGCATCTGAGGCAGCTTTAGCAATTGATTTGCCGAACATTACAACGGCACCGATTGCAAAGGCTGATTTTATAGTAGATGCAATACCCGATAAAGTACCGGCTGTTTTTTTGGCACTGTTTTCAGTATCGGATAACGAGCGTTTTATGCCTGAAGTGTCACCCGTTATTTGCCATACTAGTTTACCTATGTTATAAGCACCGGCCATTTTATCTCCTTAAAAAACTTGAAATGGAGTAAGTTCTCTTTCCCAAATCCAATTTGTAACTTCTTCCGGAAAACCTGAAACCTGTATGGCATTATTAGTCATCTCAGCATCCATATCATACCAATACTCGTTTTCACTTAACGGACGCCAATATTTATTCAGTGAGGCAATGAGTCTATCAACATGAAACTTTTTAATTTTTAATGAAGTTTTTTTTTGTTCTCGTCCTTGTAAATGGCTGCTGTAATAAAATCCAGTATGTCAGATGGATCAACGTTATTATCCCAGAAAGAAGGATCAAAAAACTTTTCATCCTGAATACCGTTCTTTTTAAGTAAAAGAAAAATGAGTTCAAGGCGCTTATCAAAAAAGTATTGATCCCCTTTTAATCTTATTTCATTTGCTTTCGTAACATATTCAATTTCCTTATTAAGTTTCTGTTGTTTCCATCCATCAGGTTTTTCTTTATCAAGTGCGGCCATATCTGCTATGAGATAGTTCATATCATCCCATGTTTTCATGACCTCATGTACAGTTGATATAATTTCGTTATATTTTTTTATTGCAATGTTAGGTACAAATGAAATATTTATTTCGAGTTCTTTTTGTATTCCATCTTCTTCTACATAAGGCAGTTTGTATAAAATTTCTTTCCGCATTCCATATAACCTTTTTATTTTTATTTTTTTTATATCGGGCGCACATGATGGCCGCCCGTATGGGAAGCCGTTATGCGGCACCGTTGTCTACTGTAAATCTGAAAAGTTGATATCCACTAGAAAGAGTAGAATCGCATTTACCTGTGAATGCGAATGGGATTGATTCTACCCCATCCTCATTAGCACCTTTCATATTGACTGCGAATCCGCCGCTGTTTGTGTCGGCAGAGAAAATCTCCATCGTTCTTTTAAGCCCGGCGTCATCGGTATGTTCGAATTTAATCTGATAAGGATCAAACTCAACACTTGACGCACCGCAATTGATTGTTTGTGTTGCAATTGGAGTATTGGAACCGTAATCAACAGTTATAGCATAGGTTGTCGGAGAACCAGTAGACATATTTGCTGATATAAATTGGATAGACCATCCAGAATAACTATTGCCATCGGCTACAATAACATAGTCATTGTTTTCAGTCAAAGTTTCAGGTGATCCAGCACCTAAACTAACACTTGTAATAGTAGGTTTAGCGGATACCCTGAGTTTTGTACTATCGGATGAACTGGTATACATAAGTAGTTCATATTTTTTATTATCTGCCCATCCCGCCGCGATAACCTGATTAGGAATTGACGTAGTGGCACTTGCGGCAGTAGTTGTGAGTGTAAACATACCACCGCCGAATCTGTTAATATTTGCAAGATCCCAGTGAATAAGAGAAAAAGAACCTGCGATAGTAAAGTTTTTACCTTTACGGTTCAGCTTGCCCGCGTTACCTGTTTCGACCTGTACTTCATCAAAATTGAGAACGCACTGAGTACCTTGCTCAATTGCCCCTAGATCGGTATAGCTCACTTCCCCGTAAGCCTTGATAGACACTTTCGTACCATCGGGGAAAAAAATATTTTTTAACGTTGTTTGTGTAGGCATCTTTTTTAATTACCTCGTAATTATTTTAATTTCAATCGGTGTATTATAAACGTCGGTTGGATCAACCGGCGGTATTGTTCTTAATATTGAACAGACTTTAAAACCTCCATTCGTATACGCCCTGTTAAGTGCTGAATAAACCGCCAAAGCCATTTCAGTACTTTTTTTAAAAGTCTCTGACCTGCAATTAACAGAATATATATAAGCAGGTATTTCACTCCCGCCGTTAACAGTTCCGGATAAATAAAAGTTAATCGATTCTTTACCTGTAAAAGATTCAGGGATAAGACTATCATTAAACAACGCCTTACCACTTCCCCACGTATCAAGTAAATTTGTAATGGCAGAAACGTTAAGTGCATTATATATTTCAGTTGCCCCGAACATTATAATCCGAATTGCTCCCTATGATTTATATTACCGGGTGTTAATTTTCCTCGAGCTGTTTCATTTATTTTTTTTATCATAACATTTGCACCATTCATGCCTAACGCTTTAATCGCAATGGCAGGTCGTAAATAAGGTTGAGGTCGCATATAACGTGTTCCGAACTCTTGGTAAACAGCATAGTCAAGAGCTGAACCAACATAACCTTCAAGCTCTTTTGGTTCAGGTACTCCCTGAACGTCTCCGCTTCCCTGCTTGCTAGTTTTCCAGACTATAGAGTCACGAAGTCTGCCTTTATCAACCGGAGCCTGACTGGACGCCTCACTCGCAACACTTGCCGCTATAGCTGCAATGCCCGCTTCCGTCTGGTTTACAATTTCCCGCATAACGTTAGGATTTTTAAATACGCTTATCATGCCCATTCCTTCACGTTTATTTGTAAAACCTTATTCTGACCTGCGATATTATCAGCATAAACAAGCCTGTAGTCTCCCTCACCTGAAACAGATATCTTCATATCAGTAGCAATTTCTGATTCTGAGATATCCGAAGGATTTACAATTATACAGGCTGTTATTTGCTCTTTAAACTTTTCAGAAACATTATTTTTTGATCCTGTGGCCTTCCAATAAAGACCTTTAACAGTTTTATGCAACGTCCATGTTGGATCATTTAATACACCGTTAGTCGATGTTTGAACTAACGTGTAAAAAGAAATATCTTTAGTCTTGTTATTCTTGAGTAATTGTAATATCATATCGCTTAACGTTGTCAACTCTTTTATCTGCTGCCGCTTCTTTCGGGTGAGGCAAAGGAGATGGCAAAGGAGATGGCACAGGATCAATACTCTGTTTCTTTTTTACAGGCTTTGTGAAATTCGCATCTTGAATCAATCCGCACGACTCTACCATGTAACCTGTACTGCCTTTTATACATTGTAGCAATTGCGGAAAAAATAAGGCTGAACAAAAACAATTGAACGCGCACAAATAAAATAAACAGGCTAAAAGTTGATATCTGTTTTTCCATTTCATTTCTTTTTTCCCTTTTTCGTTTTACCAGCCTGTGCCAGTGCTATCGCTACCACTTGACGTTTCGATTTTCCAGATTTCATTTCTGTTTTAATATTACTTGAGACAACTTTTTCACTTTTTCCTTTTTTGAGTGGTATATTTAACCTACCTTTGCATAGGGTAATCCCAAGTCATCAATCAACACTTGAGGATAATTATATTGTGCATTTATTTCTCGCTGTGAATATGTTACCGATACAGGCCCATAACTTTCAGATTGAACGTCCTTTTTACTTACATCGTCAACCGACATACCTTGTATTCTATACCATATCATTTTAGCAATCGCCGGAAACATAGATATGCGGACTGTTGGATAAATAAATGTCCCGCTTGCTGTCGGTGTATCAGATAACGTATAGTTTCCTGTTGTTGGATCGTAGCTATATAGATATGTATCGGCTGGGATACCTGGAGCGTAAACAACCTGACCAAGATCGTATTTTATAGGATACTGATTTTGGAAACTTGGCCATGAAGAATCTCCGAAATAAATTGATCTACTCCCGCTTGTAAATGTAGCGGGGGTATAGGTATGATAAGGCGCGTTTAAAATACGCCTAACGTCTGAACTTACGAAAGGGATCATATTAGTTATATTAGTATCGTATAACGTTGTTCCAGCAGGCAAGCCAAGTTGAATTTTTACATTTGCAAGTGTAATCAAATTTAACATCATTCTACCTCATACCATGACATGCTTATATTGATAGGGTTGTCATATGTAAGCAGGTTTTGTCATATATTCCGTTTAGTGTATTTTCTTTTTTCTCTTGTTTCTTCTGTTTCTATTTTTTCTGTTTCTTCTGTTTCTGTAAAATCACTTTTTTTTACAGGCAGAAAATATTTGCCCGGATTTGATTCTACCATTTTACGAGCGCCTTCTTCCGTTGTACACCATACGTCTGATTCGATACCATCAACGACTTTTATAATTTTAAACATACCTTCATTAAAATTCATTTTACTGTCTCCATTTATTTTTTATTAAAAGGGGGAAATAATATTCCCCCTTTGTTTTACATCCAATACGGTTTAATCCAACAATCGATAGGAACACCTGAAACAGTCGTTGTCTGCAATGCTATACCAATATATGAACTTGCGTCTGATGCTTCATTGGTAAGACAGTTGACATTAACGGTAGACGCAACCGCTCCAATATAAAATTCAACCACAGTAGCAAAGGGAGTAGACCCTAAGTCGCCTTCAGTAGTCCCGTCCATAGCTGCCGCAACGTATAGAGCGTCACCGTTTAGACCTGTTCCGAGTACACCGATATAAGCAGTAGAGGCGTCCGAACCATCTCTACGGGGTACAAGTCCAAAAGCGTTTGTACTTGTTGCGGTTGCAATACCTGCCGTTAAATTACCGGTTGTTATAGTCGTTATCGCTGCGTTCCCGGACGCCTCCCGGATTGTTATTGTACCGGCACATACCCCGGATAGCCTAACAGCGAGCAGAACTCCCCAGTTGGTATGAGTCGAAACTACCTGAGTCGTCCCGTTAAGTGAAAGCGTTTCTGTAACTATAACTGTAGCCGCTCCATTAAGAGTTCCTATCAGAGTCAAAGTCTGTGTAGTATCACCCGCCGCGTCCGAAATAACTTCGATACCATCATTAGCGGGTTGATTCGCAAAATTACCGCCTGCTGTTGCATCTAATAGAGATACTTGGCCTGCTTGCGCTTTACCCACATAACCACTTGCACGGGGAGCGATACGATCGCCCGCAGCTACAGGACTTCCGGCCATAGCAGGAACGAATCCCCATTCAACGTCACCTTTGGCGGCAGCCCCGATAGCGTTACGCGTAATACCCAACGTTGCTGTATTCTGTTCAGTGCCAAGTTTAATGGTCCCGGACGTGAGTTCGCATATTCTACCGGCTGCGATACCCGCGCCTGAATCCGTGAGTTGCGGAATTGTAACCTGGCCCGCGATATATGTTCGCATGTCCGGGTTTTTTATAGCGATTTTTGGATTTTTAGATTTTACAGCCATTTTAATTCTCCTTAAATTTTATCGTAGTGAAGCGAGAGATTATCCCGCTTCACGTTCGTTCCGATATTATGCAAGACCATATACAGAGCCGTGATACGACTCATGCCCGAAATCTACACCTATAAAACCTTCGATGTATCCGTTAAGTGCCGACCCCCCATCGATATATTCACGCATAAGAACATCCTGGCCAAGATCAGGCATAAGAACCGGCTGAATATATGCGAGGTCTACAATCAATAGAGTATTAGCGGGTGCGGCATTGGTCCAGATCAGAGATACAGGTCCATAGGTTGTAAAAATCTGCCTGAGTTCTATTCCACCGACATTTCGGTCCTGTGGCGCAAATCCGTACAACGTACCCAGAGCGTCAATATATTCGGGAAGTGCTACAATGGCAAGATTTTCAAAAGGTGCGCCGTTACCTGCCATAGTATTAAGCAGATCTGAAATCATCCCCGAATCAAGAGCGGCTGAACTAGCATTTACTTTGTTAGTCTGTATGCCAACTGTTGAATCAGTAAGACCGCCGGCGGCAACGTTGGTTGAAACAGCAGAGCGCGCCACATAAGTTCCCTGCAAACAAATAAACTCCCAGTCAGCATTGAACTGTGCCATAGCGTTAGTTGAAGCCCTGTCAAATTCTGATGTGGTGGGCAGATTATCAGAATAAAAAGTTGTCGATGCAACTTGACGTGATGCCGATTCTCTTAGATTTGAAACTCCAAATTCTTTTTTAAGAACCTGAAGAACATTCGGATATTGAGTTTTTGCGTAAAACTTTTTAGTACCTGCTGACATTGAAGTCTGTTCTGAAATTGCATTTTGAGCAGGGGTGTCAAGAGAATACCCCGCTGACATATCGAACGCCTGGCTATTGATACGCCTTGCACCATTGAGACCACCTATCGCAGCAAGAAACCTACCAGTATTTCTTGCCGCGCCTATCTGCATCACTATACCCGATACGTTTGTATCGTTATACGATTGAGCAGTTGCCGATGTAGAAGCCATTTTTTATACCTCTTATTGTATTAAATTTATCCCGTCCTTTTGAGCTTGACGGACAAGTGCAATCATTTCAGCATGTTTCCTTTCAGCTTTTGCCTTGTTATACTGTTCCTGTATCCCGGTCGGTGCGGTAACCGTTCCACCTATCGGAGCCGCACCGCCTAACTTTTCTTTAACTGTTTTTTCAACTCTCTGTACTACAATTTTTTCAACAAAATCATTAAAGGCCTTTACGTCTGAGAGTATTTCCTCTTGGGTATTGCCCTTAATCCGTTCATTAAATTCTAGCGGTATATTATTATCAAACAGAATCTTGTCAACTATCCTGTCACGTCTTAGCCGTTCAGTTTCCGCTTGTTCTTTTTCTTTTTCCTGTTTCAAAAATTCGAGTTCTTTCTCCGCCCTTTCTTTTTCAGAAAGTTTTTCAAGTT